ATACATTCACGGCAATAGGTAATATGAAGGCAGTTATAAAAAGCAGTAGTGATGAGAAAATAATAAAAGATTAGAATATGGCAACAGTAGTAGATTTCAAAGGTAAAAAATGCATAGAGCCAGGAGCTTATGCGTTGACCGTTTATAATCCGACTTCTGTTGGGAATGTTGCTGAGTTCGGTAATGTAATGATAATCGACACAGGATTGTCAAAACAGACCGTCAACGGTACAGAAAGCGAGTTCTCAGGAGGTGCTGGAATCAACGGTGCGAGTGCAAAGGGACTGAAGGCAGTCTATGGGTTTGAAAATTACGAGGATTTCTTGGCATTTATGGGTGGCGGAGTTGTCGCCGATATAGCAAAGAATATCTTCACTCCGATGGACGGTGTTCTCGGTGCTCCAAAACTTTACTATACAAGAGCAGCGACCACAACTGCAGCAACAATAACACTCACAATCAGTTCTGGTAACGCTTTGGTGTTGACTTGCAAGAACGAGGGATTGTGTGGCAACGGTATTGTCGAAAGTGGAACTCTGAAGGTTGGTTACGCTGCAAAAGTTATAGCAGGTTCTGTAAATGATAAATACAAGTTACAGATTTCAAAAGGGACATATATGGGTGTTGATGCAGCAGAAGAACCTATCGGTCCGACCACGTTTGCAGGTGCAGTTCCTAATGTAATTTTTGAATCCGAGGACTGTGGTACATTACAAGAATTGTATGACGTTTGTATGGCAAGTTCAGCTGTAACTTCACAATTTATCGTGTCGATGACTGGAACTGCTTCAACTGTAATTTCGGCTGCAATAGCACAAACACTTGCTGCTGGAGGCACAACAACGTATGCAAGTTCAGCAAACGAATACGATATGGTGTTGGAAAGCATTGAAGAATTAGATGTTACTTTCTTTCTCTGTACCAATTTGAATGCTGATTCAGGAGCAGGTGTTGATTCTGCTACGAACGGTAAGTTGTTCACGTTCATCAAAAACACGGCAAAATACACCGAATTTATGGTTGTTCCTGGAGGTGAGGATGAAGATGATTTGTTGGCTATAACAAACAGTTCAAAAGCAATTGCTGAATACTACGATTCCGAACAAGTTATAACAGTACACGGTGCTCCAGTTGTTACACGTAAAGACGGTAACGGGACAAAGACACTTGCGCCGATATACTTGGCAGCCGACATTATAGGTATTGCAGCAGGAATGGCTCCGCAAACCCCACTTACATTTAAACGTGTCGGCTATCAGTCGTTCAAGTATGATTTGAAACGTAAGGAAAGAGAAAAAGCGTTGCAAGCAGGAATACTACATACACGTAACGTGAGTGGATTTTGGTGTGTGAATCAAGGTGTTTCTACGCTGCAAGCAAATAAAAAGACTATTGCTGATGACGGTCAAAGTTTTGAAATTTCAATTGCTCTTATCAAGGCACAGTTGAACAAGGAACTTATTATTGATGGTCAGACGAGATTCACAGGACGTACTGCAGCACAAAGTAGTCCGCAAGATGTGAAAAACTATACAGAAACAAAGCTGGCTTCTTTCGTTGCATCTCCGGGAAATGATAATCTCATAATCTCGTGGAAGAATGTGAAAGTGTCTGCCGTGAACGGTGATTACACAATTACGTATGACTTCGTTCCGAATGTTCCTGTGAACAAGACGTTCTTCATCGGCAATATCTTGGATTTCGTATTCTAACAATTAAAACAGAAAATAGGAGGTAAAAGTTATGCCAGAAAATACAAGAGTAATGACAGCACCGTTAGCTTTGATTAAAATCAATAGTGTTACGGTAGGTAAGATGAAGAATGTTCGCATCTCTGAAACAATACGTCGTGGACGTGTTACGGGATTGGGACGATTGAATCCGCACGAACTTCCTGCTTTGGAATGGAACGGTACGTTGAGTTGCAGTAGCTACAACATAAATTTCAATCTTCTTGCAAACAAGAGTAAGATTGGCACATTTCGTAACAATCAGACGGTTGAACAGTGGGCAAACTCAATTCTTTTGCAAGAAAGTGGTTTGGAAATTGACATTCTACGCAAGGTGAAGTCGGGTGAGATGGACAAAGACACTGGAAAGATTGAGGCAGAATACGAAACTTTTGCAAGAGTGAACGGTGCATTTGCAAATCGTGAGGGGTTTGACCTTCAAGAAGGGCAGATTAGTGGTCGTGACACAGAGTTTGAGTATCTTGAACCGATTCTCTACAATGAAGTAGTTGCCGAGGCGAAATAAAAATAGGTCGAGGGCAGTTATTAAAAAGATGGGTACAACGGTTGTATCTATCTTTTTTTTTTTTATTTAGATTATGGAACGTACAAAGAAAGTAGAATTGCAAGGAAAACAGTACAATGTACAATTTCCGAACTGCGGTCAAATCATTGACATTGAAGCATTGAAACAAAGTATGACGAGCGGACACTACGGAGAAATGGTGGCGAGCGGAATAAAAAGTATGTACTATGCGTTGGACATTGTGGATGCCATATCATTTGTTAAGACTTGTATGCCAGAGGTGGCACGTAA